CCCTACACGACGCTCTTCCGATCTTTCATTGTCATCTTCATCCAATACTAATGCTGTTACGCAAAATACCGGATGCAATGACTTTGTGCCATATGCAATCACTCCGTCTTTTAATCCTTCCTGCTTCATTCCATACATTTCCGCAAAGAGATCCTGTGCCATGTGCATACTTGCCTTGATGGTTCCGTTTCCTGTTCCTTTGGTTCTTGACTTACTTACTACGCCTCTACATTTTTTTGCTACCGTTTTTACCTCTAACTCTTCTTCCCATGTTCCTACACATTCGTTAATATCGGCTTTTGCTGCTTCTCCGATCTTGATTCCGATTTTTCTTACTTCTGCTTCGGAAAATACTTTTTCTGTAATTCCTGCCATTACATTTCCTCCAATCTTTCTAATAATTTTTCAATTATTTGGTTTGCAATTTCTTCAGACGCATCACTCGCGCCCTCGAACATGAACTGTTGATTTCCGTAGTGTCTGTTTGTGTCTGATCCGTCGTCCGGAAAGTATAGATAGTGATATGCGCCCTTGGTATGGATTTTCACGGATAGGTTTCCCGCAGTTTTTCTAAAAGGATCTACGCTTTTTGCCGGTGCATTTTTTCTTGATGGCCAAGTCCTTCCGGATACCGGTAATTTGTCATGAATTTTTTCTTTGATCAAATCTCCTCCGGCTCCCGCCAAATATGTGTTTATTACATTTTCCGCTTCTGACCCATCAGAAAAATTTCCCACTACATCCACAATTCTTTCAAAATCTCTTACATCGACTTCGAAATAACTCATACGTTACAGTCCTTTTCTATTTTGTAAAATTCCATTGTGCATATTTCCACCACGCATTCCCCCGACTTTTCTACGTATTCATACACTACATCTCCATCGGTTCTCTTAAAGCCTGCCTCTCGCATCGTCTTTATTACTTTTTGTTCCAGTTCTTCTGTTATTTCGTCTTCTTTGATAATTGCTACGAACCATTTTTTCTTTTTTCCTTTTCCGCCTTCCAGCTTCTGCATTCTTCTTTTTCCGTAAACAATACAATCCCAGAAATCCCTATCTCTGAATCTTGCGCGTCCATAATACACTTCTTCTTCGATTTTCCTTAAGGCTTCTTCGATTTTATCTTTCAATTCTCCTTACCTCTTCCAAGTAAAAATAGAGCTCTTTTTTTTCTTTGTCTCTGTCAATATGGATAATCGCATATATTACATCTTCGATTATGACGTTTCTATTTGCGTCCATATTTCCGTCATCCGGCGTTACTATTTTAAGTTCCAGATGGTTTCCTAACTGCTCTGCGAACTCGATATCCTGCTGCCGCTTCGTTTTTTCGTCATAATATAAAAAGCCCAGATATTCAAGATCATCTAGGCTTCTTACATTCTTTTTTGTGTCCTTTTTTTTGTAAAATTCAGCGATACCATCACTGTAGCTGTTCTTTTTTCTCCCTATCATATTTTACCTCGTACTTATGTCTTTCCGTCAAAATTTCTCTTTTGTAGTTATATTCAAATTCATTTTCGACGTCATTCCAAGCATAAAGACAATATTTTTCAAATAACATCCTTGTTCCTCCCGGATTTGCCAGTAATTCATCATCTTTTTCTTGAATGCCGAGTTTATGTAAGAGATACGGTACCGCATCTTCTACAATCCGTTTGATTTTTCTTTCTGTATCTTCATTTTCCCAAGTAATCTTACAGGCTTCTTTTGCGAGTTCTACAAGTTTTAACTTATTTTCTCCGCTCATCTTATGCCACTGGTAACGCTTCTTCTGTCTTTACTGTGATGTATGCCGGATCGAGCTCTGAAATATCCAACACAACCGATACAGTATTATCATACGGTCTTCCATTTCCATGCAGCTTAATTAAGTATGTTCTGATATCTTCCAAAAATTTGTAAGAATCATCATATACGATTGTTCCGTCTTTATTTCCTCCAACTCCGAAGAACACTTCTTCTGGTAAGCAAAGGATTGCCTGTCCGGTTTTTACTTCGTTCGATCTTATTACTTCCGTCGGGAATGGGAATAAATCTCTTGCATACGCTCCAACCCCATTTAACACAGTAGTTGCCGGCATAATCTTCTTCAGATAATCCACCTGATTGCAGATTAATGTTACCGCATCAAATGCTCTAATTCTTCCTTTTTCTGTGACTGCTAATGTTGCTACGATATTTCCATATTCTGCTGGCGTAAAACTTTTAATTTTTACTGCTGTTTTTTCCGGGTATCCTGTAGATGAATTGAAATTTACGCCCTCATGGATATCTCTATTTAATCCTATGGGCTGATTTTTTCCGTTCCCGCTTATAATTGCTGTTTCAATTCCGACATAAAGCGCTTCTCTTAAAATCGTTCGAATATAGTTATCCAAAAACTGCGGTCCGAGATCTAACATATCTTTCGGTATTACTGTATATGCAGTGAGTTTGCATAAGTTCACATCGATTTCTCTGAATGAAGATTCGATTTCTTTTTCGATTTCGGAATTGATTGCGCCCCATACTGCTGTCTGTTTCGTGTGGTCATTCAAAATCCATCTCGTTAAGTATTTTACATTCTGAAAATTAATCTTATCGAGGAGTGGGTGCTTATCTTGCAGGTCTTTTAATACATCCTGAATGATTGTTTCCGGCATTCCCCCTTCGATTCCTAAAAGATCTGTAAATGCCTGTTTCGGATTGGCTTCTTTTCCAGCCTTGATTAACTTCTGGTAAAATTCTTTCTCTTCGTTGGTTAACTGTCGATATCCTCTCTGTGAGAGAGCTCTCTCGTCATTTCCATATGTTTCATAGTCTTCTTTTATCATTTCGACTACATTCCCGAGAAAACCCTGAAATGCTTCCCTTGCGCTTTCCTCATTTCCATCTTTTAAGGCTTTCTGGAATGCTGCAATTGTTTCCTTCTGTCTTACTTCTAATACGTTTCCTAACATTATCTTTCCTCCTGTAAAAATGTATTAAAAAAAGAATCTAAAATAGATCCTTCTTTTCCCTGTTCTCCCTCTCCATCCTTTGCGATTTCTTCGAATTCTCTTAAGACATCATCGAAATCAGACTGTTGCAGGGCTTTTTTCACTTTTTTCATGTTTTCTCCGGCTTGCACAACCTCTTCGGTCTCTACTTTTTCTCTTTGCTCGATTTCATCAATAAAGCCATATTGCAGCGCTTCATCCGGTCCTAACAATGTCTCTTTAGACATCATATCCTTAAGTTCTTCCTCGCCTATTTTATCCGTCCTTTGCAGAATCAGATTTCTTGACGCTTTCATCCACGCATCCAACTTATCGGCTTCGTTTCTTAATTCGTCTGCATTTCCTGCTACTACTTCCCACATATTATGCAGGAGTACACTCGTACCCTCTCCCATAATTCGTTTGTCGCACGCCTGAAGAATTGTAAAAGCAATGCTGTGTGCCACGCCATCTACGTAACCTGTAACATGTGCCGGATGTCTTTTCAATTTGTTGTAAATTGCAGTTCCTTCTTTCACAGAGCCACCGTTAGAATTGATATACAATTCAATTTCACCGTTTTCCGGAACTTCATCCAACAGTTTTTGAAAATGTTTCGCTGATGTCTCAGACTCATCTCTTCTATAGGTCTCCCAGTTGAATTCTCCATGTTCTTTGATGTCATCGTACAAGTAAATTTTTGTTACATTCCCTACTTTTTGGAATGTATAATAAAGTTTTTGGAATTTATACATCTCCTTCACCTCCCTCTGTTATATTGGTTTGACTTTCTACGCTTCCATAGTTTTTAGTAATTCTATATTTTTTACTCCACGGTTCGTTGAGCGGTTCTTTTTCCAGTTCCTCTCTCACTTCATCCGCGTTCAGTACGGAAGCTCCTATTAATTTATCTGCATTCGGTGCGACATCGAATATGTCTCTGTGTTTAATGTTGCCCGAATAGCATTTGTAATAATTGCCTTCCACGTAATTCTGAAAGGTCGCTCTTTTGTTTAATGTTTTTGTAATTACATTTGCAAATGGATCTACTGCAAACGTCAAAAATACATCGCATACTTCCTTTAAACTTGTGACATTTCCCGTCATGAGCGTACTCGGAATCTTAAAGGCCTGTCCGACAATTTCGAAGATATCTTTCCGCAGTTTTATCATGTCATCCGCTGTTTTGGCATCTTTCCCATTGTTATCTTCTACTAATTCTTCTCCGTCATATTCCACGTATGTTGCGTATTCTTTTTCCATGTAGTCTTTTATGTTTTTCGATATGACTTCCTTAAAATCTTTCTCAAATTTTTCATCTCCGGCTTTTACTGCACCTACTTTCAGCTTGTATTTTCTTCCGTTCGTATCCTTAAATGCTCTTGCTGCTGCCCTTAACATTTTCCCATAATCTTCATATATTCCATCCACAAGGCTTCTTACGCTTTCATCTTCCATTTTGAAGAGATAAACATCTTCTGCCCGAAAGGTTTTATTTAATTGCAAGCCTCCCTCTAAAACCACGCCGTCATAAAGATTTCCTATTATTGGTCTCTCTTCCCGTACACTAAAGCTTTCAGCGCAATGTAATTCCCCATGTATTTCAACAACCAAAGCTCCTCCTCTGTTTTCGAACATTTTTC